AGCGTGAGCGCGTTAAAGCGTCGGGCCAGGGCAAGGCGCCTGATTTCGATAGCACCAGTTGGGCTGACGACCTTGGAGGTTTGTGATGAACGCACCCGCGAAAAAGCCGACCCTTAAAAGCGCCACCATGCTCCTACAAACGATGGGCAATCTGCCGCCGGTGATTCCGTCGGTACCGACTCAACTCGCCCCGGGGACCGCCGAAGTCGTCAACGCACTGTTCAAGGAACTCAAGGCCATCTTTCCGGCTTGGCGTCAGGCGTGGCCAGACGACGAAACCCTGGACGCGGCGAAGCGTAGCTGGATCAAAGCGTTCCTCGCCGAAGGCATCAACCAGATCGAGCAGATCCGGTACGGCATCCAGAATTGTCGAAACCTCGGCGGCGACTTCGCACCCAGCGTCGGGAAGTTCATCAAGTGGTGCCAGCCCACCCCTGAAATGCTGGGTATCCCTTCGCATGACAAGGCCTTTCGCGAAGCCCTGGATAACTCGCACCCGAGTCGGTTTGGCGAGCGCACCTGGTCTCATCCGGCCGTACGGCACGCAGCGCTCCAATGTGAGATCCACAACCTCTGCGACCAGATTCCCGAGAAAGCCAGCAAGGTTTTCGATCGGGCTTACGACATCACGATTCGCAGGCTGGTGAAGGGGCTTCCGTTGGAAGAGATCGCCGTTGGTATCGGTCACGACGGTAGCAAGTCCCAAGTCGAGTGGGCCTCCGAGCTGACCGAGCGAGTTGCGCAGGCCCAGGTGGCGCGGATGAGCATTCCCACTGACGGGCGGTCCGCCCGGGAGCAGCTCCTGCGCCGCTTCGGTTTGACGCCTTCGCCGCGTGCCGTGGGAGGTGATCACCATGCCTAACCCGTATCTCGCGCCAACTGACCCAGCCGAGTACCGCTTTGCCGTGCACAGCTGCGGCTACAAGTGGGATCTGGGCTATCAGCCTGATCGCGCAGTGGCGTTGTTTTCGGACTCGGCAGCAGCTCTGCGGTTCGGCCAGTCGATGTGGCCATCCACCTGCGAAGTCATCGATATCACTACGGGGGAGCGGGTATGCGCGTGACCTCCAAAAAACTCCGCGCCTCGGCCAATGGCCAGGAATGCACTGTCCGCCTGCCGGGCACCTGCAATTTCAACCCAGCCACGACGGTTCTCGCGCATCTGCCGTGCGGGCAGAAGGGCATGGGCATGAAGGGCTTCGACACTGTCGCGGTATACGCGTGCAAAGCCTGCCACGACGTGATCGACGGCCGTGACGCCGGCGAGGTTGATTGGCAGGACATGCCGCGCGCGATCGCCGAAACACATGAGGCCCTGATTCGGGCCGGCATTCTCACCGTGAAGGGGGCTGCATGATTGATCCAAAGACTTTGCTCGTCCTAATGATCCTTGTCAGTTGGGCGCTGTACGAAGTGTGCCGTCGTCTGAACGACCGGTACCGGAAAGCACGGGGTGACCGGAAGTGAAGCCCGTAACCATGAAGTTGTTCAAGACCAGAACCACCCGAGCCAAGCCAGTCGACCGCGAAGGGCTGGAGCAGTCGGCGCTAATGGCCGAGCTGCGCGCCCGCATGCCTGAAGTGGCTGACCTGATCTTTCACGTCCCGAATGGTGGGCACCGCGTGAAGGCGGTTGCTGCGAAGTTGAAGGCCCAGGGCGTGAAGGCCGGTATCCCCGATCTGGTCCTGCCGATGGCCCGCGGCGGGTTCTTCGGTCTGTACATCGAATTCAAGGCCACGCCGCCGAACGACGCCGCAATCTCGGACAGCCAGCACGAGCGCATTCGCAAGCTCAATGCCCAGGGCTATCTGGCGGTCGTGTGCCGTGGCAACTTCGACACGATGGAGCAGATCCGCGCCTACCTTCGGCTCGCTCCTACAGTGGTGGCTGCATGACCAGCGCCGCCGTGAAGATGTCCGACGCCGAGATAAAACGGCAGGCTGCCGGGGATGTCCGGGATCTGCGCGACGTCGAGAATCGCGGCCTGTACCTGCGCTTCACCCGGGCGCGCGAACGGGCGTCCTGGTACCTGGTGGTGAAGGGCGAGTGGAAGCGAATCGGAGCCTTCCCTGACCTCAACACCAAGCAGGTGGTCGCGGCGCTGCCGACCATCCGCCTGCGGCTGGAAGCCGGGACCGGCGCGAACCTGTCGAAGTGGGCCACTGTCGGCGAGCTGCTGACCTGGTACGCCGAGCGCATGTCCCGCGACCGCAACCTCTCCAGCAAGCGCAAGAAGACCGGCGCCTCTGCCATCAAATGCCACCTGATGCCGCGCCTGGGTGACCTGCCACTGACCGGCATCGACAAGGCGACCCTCGACAGCCAGCTCATGTGGCCGCTACAGGAAAGCATTTCCATCGACTACGTTCGCTCGGTTTTCCAGTTGTTGGCCCTGGCCTTCCGGCAGGCGTTCAAGCTGGGGCTGATCTCGGCCAACCCGATGGCAACCATCAAGTTCAACGACTTCTCCAAGGCCAAGGTCGGGATCAAGCCGTCGCGCCTGCGTGGGGTGCAGCTGTCGGGCCTGCTGGAGCAGTTGGCCGTTGTCATCGAGGCCGCACCGCTGGACGCCATGCTCGCCCTGATGATGCTCTCCCATGGCACGCGCATCGGTGAAACCCGGCAGGCGCGCTGGTCGCACATCAGCCTAGCTGAGCGCGAGTGGTTCATCCCGGCCGAGCACACCAAGACCCGTGTTGAGCATCGCCTGCCACTGACCGAGCAAGTGTGCGCGCTGCTCGTCAGTTATCGCGAAGGCCAGAACGCCAAGGGCTACGACGGTCAGTTCCTGTTCCCGGCACGCAACGGCAAGGCCCTGAGTGAAGGTCAGGCCAGCGCCGTGTTTGCCCGGTTGGGGCAGGGCGAGTGGACCAGCCATGACCTGCGCAAGGTGGCCCGTACCGGTTGGGCAGACCTCGGCATCGACCACCTGATCGGCGAGCTGCTGATCAACCATGCCATGGGTCACAACGTGAAGGTGTACATCCAGTCGGACGTGATGGGGCGCAAGCGAGATGCCCTGGAGCAGTGGCACGCCCATCTAGATCAGAAGGGTTTCACCGTGATTCACGGATTGACCGGCTTTAGATTCGGAGATTCCGGTAATCCGCTGGAAGCCGCACAACATAAGGCCTACGAGGCCAATCAAGAATCAACCATAGGCGAGGTTTAAAGATGATGAAAAAGCAGTATGGACCCGCCCTTGTGCGCAGTTTGATACCAATGACCGAGTGCCTGTCATGCGCCGGAAAGGGAGTAATCAAGGGGGTGTTTCATGATTTCGACTGCATCGGCTGTCATTCATCCGGCTTCGTTCATGCCCAGACCCTGGAGCCGCTGCTGATCGAAGATCTGGTAGTCCAGCTTGGTCGGATGGTTCGTCGGGAGCGCAGTCAGTTGGTCGGCAAGAACCCAACACGCTGCATCGTTGATGAATACCAGCAACCAAATCGTCGCGGGCCGGGCCGCTCGTCGTTTAAAGGGGATTGAGATATGGGCATCTATAAGGATGTGATGAGCACGCTGGTCCGCGTACTGGCCGGCGACAACATCGACAACTGCACCAAGCAGTCGTGGCAGAAACTGATCGATGCTGACCTTCGCCAAGGCGGTACCGGTAGTTCACTGTCAGTGCGCGACAAGTTCGATTATGACTGCTGCCTCTACGCGCTCCTGCATCGCCAGCTTGAGCCAGCCCAATGGGATGTGCTCGTCGCCAAGTACTCGACACACAAGGCCAACAAGGTTGCCGCCATCGGCCGCCTGGTAGCCCGTGTGGTTTCCCCGGCGCCACAACTGTTCGTTTATAAGGCTCTCACTGCCTGGGCAATCCCGAAGCTCAAAGGCGTCCAGGGCGGCAAGCGTTCCACCGACATGATCGTGCTGCCGGCCGAGTTCTACGACATGAACACTTGGGACATGGAAGGTAAGCCAGAGTCGACACGACGGCGCTGGAAGACCGGAATCTCCAAGCGTCTGGAGTCGTTGGAGGAGGCCGCAGTAATCCATGCGACTGAGATATTCGATCGGGAAGAAATTTTCATTGATGCCGCTTGACGTAGTGGCGGAATGATCGTAATTTTGCCCCATCATGTCGATCTTGCGCGTTATGAGACACGACTTGCAAAGCCCAGCCAACCGCTGGGCTTTTTGCTTTCTATTCCAAGGCTTCGCCATCGTGCGGGGCTTTTTTGTTTTTGTGCTGCACACTCCACAGCCAAGATTGCCCTCTGGTGCGAAGCTAAGCCATGACGACGATATATATGCCCCATTATTCAACGGGCTACTCTCGGCATTCCTGCGGCGATTGTCAGACTATGCTGGCTGTTCGACGAGATGGCCCCAAGCTATGATCGGGGCTTTCGCAGTCTCACTCATATGGAGCATCAAAATGGTGGTTGCCAGATCGGCCTTGATTCGGGCCGTACTCGTTGGGGTTGCAACTGGGGTGCTGCTAACTGGGTGTTCGGGTCGGAATGTTCAGTCTCAGCAGAACGTTCAACAGGTAGCAGCGCCGGTGCCTCCCAAGCGGGTGGTTGACGTGGAAGTGGATGAGTTCACCAAGGAGACCTCGTATTTTGGACCCTGGACCGCTACCCATGATGGGAACACTCACGGAAATGTTGCGGGTGTAACAGCAAGTTTGTTAGCCACGGCGTCGGGGAAGGATACTGCTTACAAAATAATCATTGTCTCTATGCGAGTCGTCCCGCCTTCTGAACACTATCTGATGTTGAGCTCGGCTATCGACACCGATAGCAAAACGATGCCCCTCGATGTGTTCGACCGCACTGCTGAGTGCGGATCAGCTACTTGTACATTGAGCGAGAAGGCTGTTATCTCAGTAGGGCGCAAGTATTTGCAGGACCATGCTACTTCTGGCCTGCGCATCCGGCTCGAAGGCAAGCGTGGCAGTCAGGTGTTTGAAGTGCCAACAGCAGACCTGACACTATTTCTCTCGAAGGTCCCAGTGAGCGAACCCATTTAGCCAAAGATCAGCGCCGGTCTTCTGAATCCATTCTAAGCCTCGGCATTTGCCGGGGCTTTTTCGTTTTCGGCTCCACCACACCCATCGCTCCGAGCTGGGAGTGCTGTTGGAGCCGGACCTATACCTCTCCCCGCGAGGGAGGAATCCGAGATGCCGAACATGCCCGACAAACCAGACACCTGGCTTATCGCTGTGGCCTGGCTGAGCCAGCATGCCCCGATGTTCTATGCCGCAACGCTGTCGTGCTGGATTGCTTTCCTTCGTGTCATTTACGGCGGTGGAGGGCGGCGACAAGCCTTGTTGGAGTCTTGCCTGTGTGGCGCGATCACGGCCGGCGCATTCCCGCTGCTCGAATACTTCAACCTCCCATCAAGTTTGGCTGCAGCCCTCGGCGCAGTTATTGGCACTTTGGGGGTGAAGAAGGTGGCCGACTTAGCCGACCGATTCACTGACTTCAAATTACCCAAGCGGCAGGAGTGACCCATGCAACTGATAGACAACTGGAAACAAGCGCTGAGCATGACCAGCGTTCAGGCTGGTGGTGCAGTCGCTGCCCTTGGCGTGGCTGAGCAACTGATGCCATCGCTTCAGGCGGTATTGCCCCCGATTGCCTATGGCGTGTTGGGCCTCCTTGTGATGATTG